CGCCCTCGTAAGCCTTCAGCTTCTTTTCAAGATCCGTGACCCTCTGCGCGTCCGCTTTGTATTTGTCGCGGTCTGCTTTGATACCTTCGATACTTTCTGCGTTAGCCTCGATGATTGCGCTCACCTGTTCGTCGGTGAGATTCATCCCCTTCAGGAATGATCTTGTAAGTGCCATTTCTTCTCCTCCGTTCTTCGATTCTTGGCATTTCTTCGCCTTAAAAATGACATTTTTGCCCTGTTCTTCGGGCATATAAAAAGCACCGAGTTCGTCCGGTGCTATTTACCAATATTTCCGAGAATTGATTCGAAAATTGCCTTGAATTCATCCAAATTCTTTTCAAATGCCGGTCTGAGGAATGGCCTCGGATGCATTCCTCGAGTTTTGTGCCAGTTCCCTTTTGAGTCCTGATAACTCCAAGGTGTCTGTCTGCCGCCTGGGACATAGATGCCGGTGCCGAATTCAACATCACTTTGTTACCGCAGAGGCTTTTTATCCTCTGCTTCTCATGGTTTCCCATGAGGTCGGCGTACATCATCATCTCATTACTGAGAGTCGAGCACTCTTGGAGGGATTATTGCTTCCATATCGCTCACCCTCTACGCTCTACGGTGCCGGTGGTCTACCGGTTACCTCGGTATTAGCGCCGAAAAAGCTCATCCAAGGAAATGTTGTTGTTTCTCACATATCGTGCGTAAACTCTTTTATAAGGAAGATCAAACACCTCACACCACTCGGTCAGCGTCTTTGTTGTGTTCCCGATTGTGATGTTAATGTTCGTTCGCCTGTTTCTTGCTTGTGTTTTATTATCAACCCATCGACAATTCTCAGGAGAATAACCTTTGTTATTGTCTATTCTGTCGATCGTCAGATCGTCTGAATATCCGTTCTCCATCGCCCATGAATAGAAAGCAAAGAAGTCATTTTCCCATTCATCACATACTCTGATTCCTCTTGCTCCGTAATCAGAATATCGAGTGTTGTTAGGATCATTACATCTTGCTTTCATTCCTGACCACGTTTCATGAATCCTAAGATGTCCGAACGGACATCCGAACTTTTCAGCCTTCTTCATTTCTTCGTTGATCAGATTGATTTTGTCTTGCTCACGTTTCATGCATCCGCACGATCTGACTCTTCCTGACTGGAGACTGTCAGATCTTACGGATTTTATGTTTCCGCATTCACACAAACAATTCCAATAAGTTTTCCTTGTGTTTCTGTCATCAATTCCAATGACAGTCAATCTTCCGAACTTCTGTCCGGTCAAATCTTTTACTTTTTCTTTGTTCTTTGTCATGTTCCCACCTCCGACATAATTATATCACAGATGTTCCACATGATTTAGCTTTTACCGATTTTGCTCGATTTTCTAATAACACATCACTGTGTTTCTCCGCCTGTATGTTAACGGAGCATATTCGACATTCGTTCCGACATATACCGTCTGATCCTCGACGGCCTGTGTGATTGAGTTTCTGAGTCGTCCGGTGTCAACCGCTCCCTGTGCTGTGATTTCAGCGACAGCATGAGCGACAGCCTGTGTTCCGATCGCCTTCAGCGCTGTCTGAATAGCCTCAGCCGTTGAGCTCATAATCAGATCTTTGTTCGTTTTGAAAGTGAATTCGAATTCAGCCATCATTTACTCCTTCATAGGCTTCAGGTTTCCGTTCATAAAATCGCACCAAAACGGATTTTCCTCATCAAAAATTCTTTTTTGTTCCGGTGTCAGATCTCGATAGTCTTTAAAAAGGTCATAAATTTTCTTTTTATCAAACGAAAACAGAAACGTATCTTTTGTTCCGTCAGGTTCAACCCACCAAATAGAATCGGTAGGTTCAATTTTATAAAACCTATTTTCTGCTACCATATTCGCCTTTTTTCTGACTTCCTTCATCTGTGTTGATATATGTCAGTATACGTGAAAAATACTCGTTATTTTTCAGACTATCAACATTTATTAAATCTATCTGATCACCGTATTTTGATGTTTTTGTTGCTCCGAAACGGCGAGCGAGTGACTGAGTTGTTAATTGATACCATCCATTTCCTTGAGGAGCTTGCAATTCAAGGAATCTGTATCCGTCATCAGTGTGTTCCACAATAGCCGCATGTCTGCCGACACCTAAAATATGAGGTTCATTCATAGGCATTTCTTTCAACATGCTGACCGTTGTTTTTATTGGTGTTTTGCTTCTCTCTGAATTGGAAATAACATTTTTCATTTGTGCGATCAAATGTATGTTGTTCCCACTACTGAAAAATTTCATAGAATCTCCACCTCTAAAGTCGTGGATTTCATACCCTGCACTATTTGCGGCAAAGCAAAATGACAATGACGCACACGAACCACTCGTCAGATCTCCTCCACCAACATCTGCGATAAACTGTTCAATCGATTTCGGAGCATCCAACGCAACAAGAGGATTGCTGACAATTGTGCTATTTTCGAGTCTATTCAATATTGCATATCCTCTATCCGACAACATTTTTTCGTTAGTAATACTGTTTAATTTTGACAATATTTCATCATTTTGATATGTGCCATCAACGACCTTTTTAAAATATTCACCGGCGCTTTCTGCCAGTGGCAAAGATTTATCTCGAAGGTCATTGTATAATTCGCTGTAGTTTTCATATGGCATGAAGTCCTTAAGATCAGAAAACTCCATTTTATTTGCTTTCATGAATTCAACAGCATTCCATTTTTCCTCTTCCTTCGGTTGATTTTCATGTTCTCCGAGCCACTCCTCATAAGTCATGTCTCCCATCTTCGGAGACCATTTCGGAATGTCTATGGGAAAGCCTGTGACTGTCGCAATTTCAGAACACCGGCAGTTGTACACCTCAGCCGGATCTCCGTCCGGATCAGCCGGATATTTGAGACCGTTGGAATACAGTCCTGTCTTCCTATCCTTGATTTCACCATGGAGAAGCCTGTGAGAGTGTCGTGTTTTGTCGTCCAGTGTTGCGACCCACTTTCGGTCAAGATCAACACCTTTCTCCTCTAGAGCGTCATATGCGTCCTCTCGACCTTTGTTTTCCGCCGCTGTCATCATCGTCCGAGCATTTCTCAGAGCGGCGCGTCCGTCCATTCCTACGACATTCTGAAGCCGTTTCGCGATGTCCTTTATTGGCTCACCCTGAAGTATTCCCTGTGTGATCTCGTTGTTCAGCTTCTGCCGGTTCCAAATCAGATCAGCACGCTCTCTGAGTTCCTTTGCGGTATTCGATTCCGTCCTTGGATATGGCAACAGCTTCGGATCATCCTTCAGGATGTTTTCAACGGCTTCCCTGTTGTAGAGCGTATATGAAGTGTTCAGCATCGAATCTTTTTCGACTTGAAATGTCGCATAGTTATGATTCAGCGCGTAGGCTTCCGGAGTGTGCTCGTTGATGATCGAGCGTGCTTTGCTGTCGATTTTCATCAGATCCTCAGCAAGTGTGTCACGCATCTCGATCCACCGTTTTCCGGTCATCATGTGGTTGTATCTCCACTGGAGCCAATATTCGCGAGTAACCTCACCGGCATCGACCTGTGCTTTCATTGCCGCGTCATCAGCCTTGAACTTATCGAAATAGGCTTTTGTTTTCCGAGCGAGATCCTTGTATGCTATCGAATACTCTCTCTCAAGCCTCTTCTCAAGCTCCTCGATCATCTCATCCGTCAGCTCATGACCTTTGTCACTCATGCTTCATCATCGCCTGTCTCTTCAGAATAATTGAACCTGTTCATATCCTGTTTTTCTCTGTTTGCGATGATATTTTTGACCTGATCGACTGTGACAAACGGAATGTTTGCAAGGATGGTCTCATCATCGAGATAGTTCGCGACCATTGTCAGCATCTGAACCTGTTCCATCTGATTCGAGATCCTGTTTCGCTTGTAGACCGGCTCATCCTCAATGCCCTGAAGCGAGAGGATCTGTTTGATGAACTCAGTGCATTCGAATTCAAAATCATCAGCCTCCTCATCAAGTGGCTGATATGCCGCGTCAATGTGGTCATTCGTAGCACCGGCGGCGATCGTGTGAACATCCAGTCCTCCGAAATCCTCATAGATGTTCGCTCTGATCATGTTGAGGAACTGCTCTCTCGCCGCATACGGAATCTCCTGAGTGTATGGTGTGACAGTGCTCTCACGGTCAGCCTTCGCAATGTGCATGAGTTTCAGTTTGTCTCTGAATTCCATCAGATCTCTGTCATCCATGCCGTTCGCATTCTGAATCAACCAATAGATCTCCGCACACTGGTCAAGGTCGTTCGCGAATCCTGATGCAATCAGATCATATGCGTCAATCTTCGCTCTCAGACCGATCAGAGCGCTCTGATGTGTAGGATTTCCCCACATCGCTTTGATGGGCAGATCTGAATAGTTCTTGTATCCGACAATCTCATCTCCTCCGAAGTCTGTGTGCTGAATGATGCTGATGTATGGCATTTTATCGGCGACCTGAATCAAATGCTTTCCGGTGTTATCATCAGAGAATTCTGTGTATCCGTCAGCCTCATAGAGCACAACGTTTCGCGGCTTGTCATCGTCCAGTTGCCAAAAGCGAATGCCGGCACTCAGTGCGGATGTGTCCTCATTCCACAGAGGGATGAATTCTCTGAGTGTAAAATTGATAAGTTTGTCTTTGTTCCAAAAACCGAATGTCAGACCGTGTTTGATTGCATTCCGACCGATGACTTTCATCTGAGAGTCGAAGGTCTTTCCGAGTTTTTCCTTTGTGTTCTTCTCCGCAAATTGGACACCATTTCCGAGCAGATAGTTCGTTCTCTGCGTGATCATCCTATGGAAGAAATTGGATGCAATCCTGTTTGTGGATGCTGTCGTGTCGATGATCTTTGTTCCGTTCGTATCATAGAGATACTTTGCATAGTTCATGACTGTGCGATTACGCTGTTTGTCATATTCATCAGCGAGTTCCGCTGTGACTACCATCGGATCGGAGGCATGGTCAGACAATGCCCTTTCAATGAATCCTGTGATGTCGTCCTGATTTTCGAGAAAATCCTGATATGTGAGCATTTTTACCTCCTGAATGGTGATATGTAGTCTCGTTTCGGCTTTACAAGATACATGGTCTTGACGAAATAGCGCATCGCATCCATCGCGTGATCGTTCACTTTGACCGGACGATCATCTTCCGCTTTGTCGTCCCAAACATAGCCGTTAAATTCGGCAATGAGGTTCTTGCATGACCTCAGCGCTTTGAAGTAACCGTTTTTCATGCATGTGTTAGTTTCGCGAATGCCGTCAAGGACTGCGTTGTCAGCTTTAGTGACGGAGTACCATTTCCTCCGCTCCAAGGCTTCAATAAAAGACGCGGCAGACGGATCGATGATTGTCCTAATCTTCCGTAAGTACCGCGTCCTGTGTTCTTCTATATCTTTCTCTCGCTTCATCATGATCGGTCTGATGAAGTTGTCGAGATCGTTTGCGTATTCTTCATCCGTCTTCTGTGTGCCGGTGTCTCTGCCGGAATAATAGTATTCGTCAATAATGACCCACTGCTTTCCATATCGTGCCCACAGGAGAGCCGCAAATGCGTTCTGTGTGCCGTAGTCAATCGACAATGAATATTCCTCCGGATCCCTGTCAAAACCGCTCAGATCGTCTATCAGAGCGTCCTGAAATGAGGGATAAATCAGACCTTCAGCCAGTGCCCACAAGCCGAGGATGAATCTTTGATAGTAGACGGTTCCTTCATACTCCCGACAGAGGTTATCAACGAATTTCTTCGGGAGGAATGGATTGTCGAAAATCGTGTAATGCTGAACATAGATGTCAATGTCAGTCCGGTCGATGAACTCCTTCAGCCAATGTTTCGGATGCTCAGGGTTACACGCACCGTCCATACACGAATACTCTTTGTCCAGTCGGGACGGGAGCATTTCGAAAACTTCATGGTTCCATTTCGCGATTTCGTCACCGTATAGATATTTAATCGAGGCACCTTGGATCTTGGCAACCTGGCTCACCTTCTCAGCTCCGAGGCAGTGAACCTCTTCGCCGGCAATATAGGCAATGTTCCGGCTGTTGATCGTGCTTACGATTGCTGAACCATAGATCTCTCTCATGGGAGCGAGCACGTTTCTCTCGATGGTCGATTTCGAAACACCGAGAATGACATTCAGTCCGGACAGACCGGCTCTCTGCCGGATTCTGTAGAGAATCACATGAGCAATGTCGCCGTATGATTTTCCGGATCTGACTGCACCGACCTTGAAGTTAAATCTGTGATTTGCCTTGCGGAAATACTCATTCTGCTTTTTGGAGAAAATCATTCTTCATCAGTCTCCATTTCGGCGCTTTCCTGTGTCTGTTTTAGGATCTGATCCAGTTTGTCGATTGCTGAGCTGTCGGTTACAATCGTGTTATCTCTCCATCCGGCCTTAGCTTTCAGATAGAAGATAATTGCCGCCGCGGATGGCTGCACCTCTTTCGTTGTCTTGATTACATGTTGTTTTTCCTTTCCGTTAGAATCTGTCCATTTTTCGACTCTTGTTTCTGTTATAGTCTGCTTTTGAAATAAAGCGAGAAGTGATTCTTCTGCTGATGCATCAGCTTCATCTTTTCCGTTTTTAAATGCTTCCGCAAATTGCGGAAACCTTTTCTTCCATTCTGAGATGGTCTGTGTTCTGACACCTATCTTTTTTGAGATTTCCTTGTCTGTCAGACCGCCTCTTTTCCACATTCGGATGACTCTCAGACGATCCTCCGTGAGCCAATCCGCATACCGTGACGGACGACCGCCGTTGTTTTTCATGCTTGCCCTCCGCTATTTTTATGTTGCTTTTTGCTATGTTGTATTCCTTCCATAGCTTCTTCAGATGCTTTGAAAGGTCTCTCTTTCTCTGAATACTGGATGTATTGCTGATCTGTCGCTGTGTTTCCTTGATTTCAGTGAGATGATCATCAAGCCTAATCATTTAGAAGCACCGCCTTTTTTCCAGTGAAATTCTCCCATCTTTCAATGATCACATCGCAATAACGTGGGTCAAGTTCACACATATAGCATTTTCTGTTTAACTGTTCACAGGCTATTAGTGTGCTACCACTACCGCCAAATAGGTCAAATCTGCTACCTTTTGTCTTGTGAAGTTCTCACACTTTAATATTTCCGCTCATCAATTCTGGTAATAGTGCATCCCGAAACTCTGCTAATAATCTGTTTTCTTCTGTGT